TGCAGTCAATGTATATATCTATCTAAAAAATAAAAAGGATAAATAAGATGAGAAAAGTTATTCAAGAATTACTTAACAGTTCTATTTCTACATCTGCTATTTCTCAAGGTGCTGGTGTTCCGTGGACTACTGTTTCTGACCTCAGAAAAGGAAAAACAAGCATGGACAAAATGGCCCTTCTCACAGCAGAAAAACTTTATGAATTTGCTACAGCTGATAAGCAGTGATTTCGGTCACTGCTTTTATTATTGCAAAATAAAAAACCGCCAGCCAAAGCCAGCGGTCTAGTGTAATTAAATTTTTGATTCTTTCTATTTTATTTAGTAGTGATGAGTCCGTTAGGTTCAACGGTAAACTCTAGCTTTTCAGCAAGTGTTCCGTCTGATTTTAGGTAGTACCAGCCTTTGCCGTCTGAAGACTTAACAAAAGCATTTGATACCATAGCGCCTTGCTGGTAGTCAAGGTAGTACCATACATCCTTATATTTAACCCAGCCTTTAACCATAGCACCGTCTTTGTCGAAGTAATACCATTTGTCAGCAATCTTCTTCCAATCAGTAGCCATTTCACCTGATTTATCGAAGTAGTACCATGTGCCGTCAGGGCGTTGATTCCATTTTCCAGCAAGCATATATCCACTTTCATCAAAGTAGTACCATGTGCCATCAATTTTTTCAAACTCATCTTTAGGATAAAACCCATTAGCTCTAGCGTACCAATAGCCAGTATCGTTATTTTGCCAACCAGTCTTCACTTCTTCAGCTTGAGCATCTGGATTTGTCAAACGGTAAGCGTAAAAGTAAGGTTGACCTGCTGCATTCCAGATAGCGTCATGATTGTTAACTGTGATACCATTTCTTGCATAGTTACAATGAATGATATTATCTGAGTCAACGAACATACCAGTATGCCCACCAGCACCAGCTGAATATCCACGTTTTCCATAGATGAAGATATCCCCACGCTGAGCGTTCCATTCTTGGTTTTCAGCGATCAACTCATATCCATTGTTAACTAACCAGTCATGCTCATACTCTGTATTGACTGCCCATCCAGCTGATGAAGCACCAGCACTTCTTAAAGCATAATATACTGAACTTGAACAGTCATAGCTATCAGGACCGTCACGGTATTCCATACTGTAATAGACTTGTCCTTCACGTTCACGCATCCATGCAATAGCTGTTTCAATATTGATTGTCATTTATATTCCTCCTTATTATGTTGTTGGCCAAGGGTCATCTGTAACATAACTTATATTAGAAACCCTGATGTCTCCGATGTCTTTATCTATTGGTATCGTGTCTAAGAATTGGAAACGTAAGTGGTTTGCGTCTCCGTAACCCCCAAGATACCATGTACCGTAAGGTACCCCATCGTCGTTATATATTGGCCCGATTAACGAAGTGCTTGTTCGGTAACCATAAGGCATTTGACCATTTGTTAAGATGAAACATTTCTTTTCACGGTTTCCCGGATGCGCCACGAATCCAAGCCCATTACGGCGAATAATACCGAACCAACCCCATTGTAAACCACCGAATTGTAAATACACAGTATCATTAACTCTTCGTGCTTTCACATAAGAATTTCCAAGTTTTGAAACCGCATTTAGGGTTTTCCAACCTGTATCACCGTCTAATACCGCCCAGCCTTGGTTTCCTGAAGGGGTTCGTTTAATCCATTTCAAAGCTCCGTTAGTTTTCTTAGTGTCAACGTATGTCTGTCCGATAGTACCATCGACTTTACCGTTTGGCATACCTTCGCCTGTAAGTTCACTAGATGAGGTTGACGTAGCTGGTGTGTTTGTAGCTGTTTGCGTTGGTAAATTAACACTACCCCCACCGTCAGAAAGAATTAAGGTATTCCCTGATAAAGTCAATTTTTGAGGAATGCCAACACCATCACGACCATTTTCTCCTTTAGGCCCTGTAAGTCCGATAGGACCTTGAGGTCCGACTGGTCCAGGTTCTCCCTTGTCACCCTTTGGACCAGGAGTTAAGGCGATATTTTGTAACTCTTGCTTAGTAGCAAACTGACTTGTGTCAACGTTAGGGTTACTTTCTAAACGGTCAACCCGTTTCTTTAATTCTAGATCATTATAAGGTGTTGGAATTTCAGATTTTAAAGCATAGTCAGTCAATGATTGGTGCGAGGTAAGATAGTTCTTATCTCTTAATTCTTGCTTAGTAACTAAATTGTTTAATTCTTCTTTAGTTGCTAAACGTGAAATATCTTGATGTGATGTAAGATAATTTTTATTTTCAAGTTCCTGTCTTGTTACTAGATTGCTAGTATCTTTTTCAGGCTTATTCTCTAAAGCCACTACACGCTCTACAAGTGGCTTGTCATTATAGACGGTATCTTTATCAGGCTTTTGTTTTAAAGCTTCAATATCGGCTGAAATATGGCTTATTTCGGTACGCTCAACTTTGTTTGCTAGTTCTTCCTTTGTAGCAAAACCGCTTGTATCAATTTCAGGTTTCGTTTCTAGCGCTTGCAAACGTCGTACGATTTCAGAATCGTCATAAGTTGCGCCCTCTACATGAATATTCTTGATCGCTTCTTCTAGTTCAGCTTTCGTTACAATATCCGTTAAGGCTACAATGCGTTTAGTGTCTTTCTCGATGATAGGCAATTCGCTGTGCTTGTCAATTTCTGACACACGAACGCCAAACGAGAATTTCAGAATGTCCGCAGATTGCACTACTTTTTCAGCATAAACAAAGCCGTCAACGATTTCATCTGTTGTAATTAGACTGGTATCAAATGGGATAGATGCGAGATTATCTTCTACCGTTCCGATAACTTCCAAAAACCGATTTGTGGTTTTAAAGTGGAATAAGACGATAACTTTTTCAGCGTTTACGTTATTCAGTCGTAACTCGATGAATGCGTTGTTTTTATCGTGTGAATAAAATTCCTCTTTCACTCTATCCGCATTATCTCGGACGTTGACACAAACGCCAGTTTGTCGTTTAATAATTTTTTTCAAAGGTTGCCCCCTTTCATACAAAATAAAAAGGAAGCCTTATGGCTTCCCTTTTCTAATCTTCGCTTGGCTCGTGATATTCAAGCGCCCTGTCACTATCTGTGATGCCGGCAGTCGTTGGATCAGTAACCACTCCCAAAAGAACCAAGATATAAACAAATGTATTCACACCGTTTTGAATATTTTGTGGAATTTCAAGCCCGAATTGTTGAGACATAAGGAATACCGCTCCTAATAAAGCGATAAGTGTTACTTTGTTTTGTAGACGTAGTTTCCAGTTAATTTTATTCATCATCATTCTCCTCTTTGATTTCTAGTTTGAGAAATTTCTCAAACAATATTTTTATAGCACCGTTTCCACCCAATTCGACATAGCTTTCATAAAGTTTTGAAAGTTCTTCGATTTCATGCTGACTTGTCTTTCCACGTCGTATTGCTTTTTTTAGGTTTTCTTGCAATCGAAAACGTTGTAACCGTTGCAAGCCTTTCCCAATAATCGTTAGGTTTCGTTGGTTATCTTTCCCAATCTCTTCCACGCTTGAGACTGACTTCTCAAGGGTATCAATTTTATTCGATAACCCCTCAAGGCGTTTGTCAGCTTCTTTTGATGTTTTTGTACTCTTGAATGAAAAGTAGCTTGGAATGATAACGACTAGAACGGGCGTAAGCTTATCTATTAAAGTTAGAAAGTCCAATCTAACCACCCTCTTTCTAAAATGGATGACTATTGAACGGGTTGAGTTTCTAACTCGCTAGAAGGTTTTTCTTGTTTAGGTTCTGTCCACTTCCAAACGCCCAACTTGCCATTTTGTTCAAGGTCTGCAAGTTGTTCAAGTGTTTGTCCTTGATATGTGAAAGGCTCGTTGACTTGAATCATGACACGCTTACCTTCTTGAAATTTTTCAACATAGTTAGGATTTTCAAGCGTGAAGATTTCTTGTGATTGGTAAGTCTTGCCAGTCTGACCAAGGTCAACTAATTCAAGTCCACGCTTGAAAACAGTAGGGTCTAGTGGATTGTCCGTATCAGTCACACGAGCCAACACAGCCCAGTCTGCAACTG